TCGGCGATCCAACGAAAAGTGGGTCAGATTTAAATCGGCGTTGACACGCAACTTCCAGGCAAAGCTTCGCCATGGGCGGCAGTGCCGCCCAATCAATGGTCTTTCGCATTCGGGTTACCTCAGAGGTGAGGGAAGAACGGCTCGCCGCCCATGGGGATCAAGTCCAGCTGGCGGTCGCCCAGCGACTCGCGGTAGGCCTGCAACGCTTGGGCGCGCTGATAGGCAGGTGTCGGTGGAAGTTCGCTGTGTGCGGTGGGTACGCCGCTGGGGCTGGCAATACCCGTCAACTCCGAATGGCCCGTGTAGGTCGCGCCACACATGGGGTTTTCACAGACATACGAGTCGTGCCGCAGGAACTTATGTGCAAGGACGCTGGTGCGTTTGATGAGCCTTGCACTGCATGCCTCGCAGCGAAAAACGATCTTTTTCCGACCGAACATGCTCACCCCCTTGAGCTCTTGGCGGTTGGGATTTCTGTGGCACTATTGGGTGGTGCCTTGAGGCCCAGGGCGATTGCCGCCTTGTGGGACTCGCCGTATTTGCCTTGAGAACGGCCACGGAGCAGGTCATGCACGACCGACCGATCCACGCCGTTCTGCCTAGCGAATGCCGAGACCGTGATGCCATTTGCTTCAAGCCACTGTCGCGCCTGTTCCGGGCTGCGAGGCGTGAACTGCTGCATCTGACTCTTCGGGGGCATGTGGCGGTTCCGTCTACTTTTGGGAATTTTGTGGACTTAACTCAACATTGTCAAGTAAGGGAATGCCTGTATGACTGTAGGGAAACGCCTGAAGGAAGAACGCAAGCGCCTTGGTCTTACGCAAGAAGAGATGGCCGTGCAATTCGGCCTGACGCGCTACGCGCAACTGAACTTCGAGAAGGACATCAACCTGCCCGGCGGAGCGTATCTGCTAGCCGCGCTAGACCGTGGCGTTGATGTCATGTACGTGCTATCCGGACATCGGGCGCAGTTGGATCCTGCCGAAAGACGTCTGCTGTCTGCGTTCAAAGATGCGTCACCAGATGCTCGCAACGCTGTGCTCGTTGCATTGGGCTTATCGGCCGATGCCTCGTCTTCGAAGACTGGAGTCGGCCCGGTGGTGTCGTTCAATAACAGTGAAATTGGTTCTGTGACTTCTCCCAGCGCGCCGGTTGATCAGAGATACATGCAAATCAACATGGGAAGCAGGAAAAAAAAGAGGTCGTGATCAATGTCCAGATAGGACAACTGGTCCTCTCAAAAGAAAGCGTTATCGGCAGCAGGCAACTAACGTTTAGGGAATAAATGCTGCTGGCCTTCCTGCACAAAAAAAGCCGCCGGCGTTGCCGGCGGCTCTCCTTAAGGTGTCGGCGCTTAGCTCCCTGCGATCCATTCGCCACTCTCCTTAGCGGCGCGAGATAGCCTGACATCCACCAGTAGATTAGATGCCTGAAACCTGGTTTCGTATAAGAGGCGTCTGCTTTGTCTGTAGGAATTTTCCGCACGCTCTTGATCAGTCTGGGCTCGTGGAGGTGGCATTGCACAACTTACCTGTTGGGGAGCGCAGTTGTTTATCTTATGTTTTGTTTCGATAGATCCTTTTTAAGGATAGAAGTCATGACTTCTTGCACATAGTCTAACGGTCGGGCTTGCTTACAATGATTTCTTGTACAGCCTTGAGTTTCTTCCATACCTTAATAACAGGAACATCAGATGAATAGAAAGATGGAAGGTGGAAAATTGTTCGGCCATCGAACTTTAAGCCTGAGATGTAATCTGTCGCTAATTGCTTTTCTAGCACTTTCAGCGAGCGCGGCCAGCTGTTATGCGGAAACCCACTACGCCGCGTTTACCTATCGCCAGACCTCCGGCACGCGGCCATACGTACCGGTCAAAATAAATGGCACAAATTTTTTATTCATGGTTCATGGCAATGCTAGTTTTTCAGCAATGACGACCCATGCTAACGCGAATAAGGCAGGCATCACTGATCTCGTTCAAACGGGCGCTTACGGGATCGAGGAGCCCGGGAAGGTAAGTAGCCTGGGAAGCGCTAAGGCAGTCGCGAATACCTTCGAAGTTGGCGGTCGTGTCGATAGTAATATGGGCATCAGTGTTTTTGAAATTCCGCAGGATCCGCCAGTCGATGGGATGATTGGTATCAAATGGCTGAAGAACTCAAGGGTGATGGTGGATTTCAGTCGTAATCGGCTTGCAATACCCGACGGGGATAAGGATGTTGAAGCCGAACATCAACGGCTCAAAAAGGAAGGGTACGTTGCTCACAAGTTGTCGTGGAGCACTAATCGAAATCGTTTTTACGTTCAGCCAGTCATCAATGGCACCAAGTCTACCTTTGATGTTTCAACGGTTGCTGGGGTCATTTTTGATGATGCCTTTGCCGGCAAGGCATCGGTGACAGCTGGTCCAGTCGTTGACACCTATGGTGGCCCAACCGGAACGCAAGGGGCTGTCCGCGAAAACCAGAGTGATTATTCAATCAGTCTCGATGGTCAAGCCTTGGTTGCGACGAGGGCGAAAATATATGATACGTATGCCTATGATGGCGAAGAGAGGCCGGCGAACGCGTCTGACCAGTTGAGCGGCTACCTTGGTTGCGACTTTATGCGCGCTAATGAAGCAGTTATTGATTTTGGTGCCGGAATCCTTTTCACAAAGTCTCGTAAAGCCGGTAGTAAATAATTAGGTATCCTAGGCCGATGCAGCTCAATTCTGCATCGGTTTTACCAGTCCTTTTTTTCTCGCTGCTGTGCCCTATCTCACCAGGCTATCCAGCTCTATACGAGTTGTGAATCCACTTGTACCGTCGATCGCGTGAGTGGTCTTTGCAATCAACCAGCGTTGCCCATCAATCTCCGGCTTGAAGCCGCTCACCGTGACGATGTGCTCTGGGAAGAGATCCGCCCGGCCGATCGCCAGCGTGTAATCGAACTTTGCTATCCCACGCTTTGCCCGCTCGAGCTCTGCGTGTGCATGCTGGCGTGCGGTCGCCTCATCGGCATACGACTCCTGCAGGCGCTTAGCGTTGTCGTCCGTGCCCACCAGCACCGACTGCCGCCGCGCTTTGCCTTTGTCTACCCAGTACGCGCGCACGCCGGTGTAGGCATCGCGGTCGGCCACGGAGTAGCGGTGTTGGTCGCCGTCGCGACGCGTCAGGATGACGCTCGGCAGTGGTTTGCCGGTCGCGGTGGTGCCGGCGCCGATCGGCGCAAACACCAACGCGCCGCCCTTCACCGTTGCAACTGCATCGAAGCGCTGGCCCAAGCGGGTGAGCAGATTCATGTCGCTTTCGTTGGCCTGGTCGAGATGAGGCAGCTTGGTGCGTGCCAGCGCCTCGGCGACGCGCGGTGTCAGTCCGCGCTCGCCAGCTATCGTGTTGAGCACGGCACCCAGCGTGGTGTTGTGCCAGCTGCGCTCGCGTCGCCTGCGCATGTCGGCAGTCAGATCCGCACTACGCGCGCGCACTGTGATGATGTCCGGCGCACCGCTGTACTCCACCTCGTCGACGATGAAGGTGCCTTTGTCGACCAGGCCCGTGGCTTTCCAGCCCAGCGCAACGGCCAGGCGCACCCCGCGTTTTGGCATCGCCATCTTGCCGTCGTGGTCGTGGATACTCAGGTCCAGTTGGTCTGCGTCACCACCTCTGCATTCGGTCAGGGTGAGATCGCGCAGGCGCGGCGCGATGCGCTCGGTGAGATCGGTTCCATCGAGCACAACGCGCCACTGCGGAATCGGGTAGCTCATGCGGCGGTCGCCTCTGGGGTGATGTCGTCTGCGCGGCGCAGGCTTAGTTGGAACTCGATCCGTCGCGGCGTACCGTCCTCGAAGAACAGCGAGGCGGTCTCGTTGATCGACAGCAGCAGGTACGGCCCGTAGACCACGCCTGCGCCATCCACCAACGGTAGCGGCTCACCATCAGCGGCAAGTTCGCGCAGCGTGTCCAGCGAGGCGCGTGTGCCGGTGAGCTCGGGAGCGATCAGGCCAGAGAGGTCGATGGTGTCATCGCCTGGGCCCAGGAATTGGCTGGCCGCACGCGCGCCGACGCGCTCGCTGCTGGCATGGCGCCAACTCATCTGGCGCTGCAACTGCAAGAAGGCGGCGCTGTCGAGGGAAAACACAAACGTGCCGTAGGACATCATCATCGGGACAGATCCTCAGTCGTCGCGCAGGCTGGAGCGGCGGGCTGCCGCTGTGCGCCGGTCGCGCTCTTCAAGTTGGCGGGCGACTTCGCGCGCCAGTGCGGTCGCATCCATGCCCGGTGCGGCGTGGACGTGGATGACGTAGCTGTTGCCGCCTGCAGGCGCGCTGGCGGCGCGGACAGGGGCCGACAGCGGCGCCCGGCTATCGATAGCCGCGACAGGCGCTGTGGCCGTTGCCAGGGCCAGGCCGGCGCTAACGGCACGCATCCGGTTGCCGAGTGCCGCCACCGCCTGCACAGGCGCGCCCTGGCCGCGCTGCAGGCCCACGGTGAGGCCCTGCATGGTGAAGTCGCCCAGCTGGGCGAACACGCGCGAGGGGCTGTGAATGCCCAGCAGGCCCTTGAAGCGATCGACCACACCGCTGCCGACGCTGGCGATCGCATCGCCGGCCGCACCGAGCTTGGAGCGGATGCCCTGAACCAGGCCGCTGATCATGTCCGCGCCGGCCTGCAGCATCCTGGCCGGCCAGTTGGCCAGCTGCAGGTTGATGCCGGCCCACAGCTGCAGCAGCCCCTGGCGGATGCGATCGCCGTT